CTTTAACTATCTCGACCGTGTCTGGTACTACGGCACGATGGGCAGAACTGCATGGCTAGACTCTTCGCTGCGCCAGTACCCGATGGCTGCAACTACTGGCAATATTGTTGTGTACCACGAAGCAGCGGTGGATGATGGTTCGACTAACCCGCCAAGCCCAATTAGTGCATACATTCAGTCGTCTGACTTCGATATTGAAGACGGGCACAACTACGGGTTTGCGTGGCGCATGTTGCCAGACATTACATTTAACGGGTCTACTACGCCCGCACCGAATGTGCCAGAAGTTAATTTTGTAGTGCGCCCACGGCAAAACCCCGGCTCTGGTTATGGTGTGGCCCCTAGCCCGGTCGTCGGGTCTACGCGGTCTTACGCTGGGCAGCAGGTCTACAATGTGCAAGAGTTCACCGAGATCGTGTACACAAGAATCCGTGGGCGTCAGATAGCGTTCAAGGTTGAGTCTTTCACGTTAGGCACTCAATGGCAGTTGGGTGTACCGAGACTCGATGTTAGACCTGACGGCAGGAGGTAATACAGGTGACAGTAAAGACTAAAACGATTGCGTTACCAAAAGCACCGCTGCTACCGGCTGCTCCCGTGCAGTATGACCGGGGGTATCAAGACACGTTTAGTAATATTCTGCGGCAGTACTTCACTACGATTGACAACCTTGCCGCGCAGTTCTGTTTAAGTGGCGTATACGAAGTAGCAACATTACCCGGTGCAAATACGTTGGGCGCAGGAGCTAGGGCGTTTGTCATTGACTCTTCGGTAACAACATTTGGCACGACGGTGGCGGGCGGCGGCACTGACAAAGTGCCTGTTTATTCAGACGGCACTGACTGGAAAGTCGGGTAACTAATGGAAGACGTGCGTGAAACCCTGTACCAAGATGACGACGTGCATTTCCTGTGTGATTACTTGTCAGGCATTAACATAGTGGCACTGCACTTGAACATTACGCCGGGGGCGTGGTCGGTAGGCAAGTTCAAGAAGTATCGCAGTATCTTTGTTGACAAAATTGTACCGTTTTTGAAGGCGCATAATTATAATGAAGTTTACGCAACGCCTTTCGAAAATGATATAAAAGCTCAGAAACTTATTAAAATGTTTGGCTTATACCAGTACGGGCAAAACATGGGCCTTGTACTGATGAAGAAGGAGATTTGAAATGCCCCAGATTTTACTTGCCGCCGCTGCTAAAACCGCTGTAGCTGCGCCCGTTGTTACCGCCGCTGCTCCTACTCTCTCCGCTGCTGGAACCACCGCCGCGCTAGAACTAGCTAAACAGCAGGCGATCCAAGCAGGCATGAAGCAAATGGGCACGGAAGCTGCTAAACAGGTGGGGGTGGAAGCCACTAAACAGGTTGGAACCGAAGTCGCTAAGCAAGGTCTTGCCCAAGCTGGGCAGCAAACCGGCGTAGAAGCGATGAAACAGGGTATTTTTTCTAACCCTGCCGGTGTTCCGCCAACTGCTGGTACGCCAATTACTCCTGCTGGCCCCGCTACACCGCTTCCTCCGGCTGGTGGACCGCCCGTTGCGACACCTACCGCGCCGCCTATGACTTTGGAGCAGCAGCTTGCGCAAATAAAAGCTAATCCTACGGATTTGTCTAAGTTTCCACGATACGAGCAAGTAGCTACAGGTCCCGGAGGACAAACTCCGCTTGTAGAAAAAGCAACGATGGGCGATCCAAGTCAATCTTTTTCGCCGTTTAAACCAAGCGGGCCATCGGGTCCAGTGCCGGAGTTTATTACTCCAGACGTAGCGTTGCCCGGTAAAGCCCCAGTGACGCAACCACCTTTTGCAGCTAAGCCCTACACTGACCCCGGCACTTTTGCTAGGGCAGGGTCTCAAGCTGCTGAAAAAGGCATAGCGCAAATGAACACTACGCCAACCAGCGAGTTGATGCTAAAGCCTACTTATGCTGAACAGTTCCCGTTGGCACCAGAGAGTCCTTTGGCAAAAGGTGCTCGTGAGGCTTTTGAGTGGATGGGCGACAATAAAATAAATACTGGATTGGGTCTGATGTCGCTTGGGCAGTACATGAATCAGCCCGAGGAAGAGGACAAAGACAAGTACAAGAGCACTGTGGATATGTCGGAGTTCAAGCCCTCAACCCCAGTGCAGCGTCCGTTTACCCGTTCGTATGAATACCAGAGCTACGCTGTTGGTGGCCCGGTTGAACAGATGGCTGCAATGAATGCGGTCGGGGCTAATACTGGATACCCGATGGCAAACCTGCAAACATCTATGTATTCCAACCCCGCAGTGCAGCGACCTGAAGCGGTAAATGTAGTCGCGCCGTCAGCCGGTGCGGGTGTGGGCGCATATAGCGGAGAACAGCGGTTTGCCGAAGGCGGTCTATCTGCGGCAGAGCGTCGTGAGTATGGACTTAGAACTCGTGGGCAACGCGCTGCGCAAAGCCTGACAAAAAGTTACGAAGAGATGGAAGAAGAGCGTCAGAAAGAGGCGATGAAGTTGTTTAATGAACGCTCAGACCCCGGCATTATCCGCCGTAGTCGTACACAAGAAATGAGTAGCCCCTTCTCCGCTGCAATGGCTGAACACGCTCGACTGGGTAAAAAAACCAAAGTGCCTGTGGTTGAAATGCCTAAAACCAATCTGGGGGATATTGATAACTATATGGACATCCCAATCGAGGCTGCTAAGGGCGGCATCATGCACGGATTGGGCGGCTATTCCGATGGCGGTCGTTTATTGAGGGGACCCGGCGATGGAGTTTCGGATTCTATTCCTGCTGTTATTGGTAAGCGGCAGCCTGCTCGTCTTGCTGATGGTGAGTTTGTTATACCCGCACGTATTGTCTCTGAACTCGGCAACGGTTCAACCGAGGCCGGTGCCCGTAAGCTCTACGCGATGATGGAACGAGTGCAAGCCACACGTAAGAAGAGTATAGGCAAGAAAAAAGTAGCTGTTAACTCTAAAGCCGACAAGCATCTGCCCGCATGAATAATTACGGGAAACTAGAATGGTTTGGTGGTAATGATGACGCGTTGCAGATGTATCGCATGTTGGTTGATCTTGCGCATCTGTGGGATGACTTGGTTGATAAAGACAAAGACGTAACTGAGCTAGATATAAACAACTCTTTTCTTATTTGCCTTGTTTACCTACCGCTCAACCCGTTTTATCAACGAATACAGCGCGATGTGATGCCAATGTGGATAACTGTCGTATCAGCGTACCAGACCGCAAATAAGTTTGAGCGTGAGAAAGACGAACGTGGGTTAGAAGCCGCGCACATGCTTAGATACGCTGCGGGAAATATTTTAGCTTACGCCATCCACGCGTGTGTCGGGCCAGAGAAAGCCGCTAAATACGTGCCGGAAATGTGGAAAGATATTGTTAACGAACGCTTTGCGGAGTACCGCGAGGAGCACCTAAATGCTTAACATTTTTAAATTTATTTTTAACCCTGACTGGTTCACTTTTAGTTTTGGAGGTGGCGGTGGGCCGACCACGACTAAGTCTGAGACCTCAAACATCCCTGAGTACGCGCGCCCGTATGTCGAGCGCATGTTGGGTTCTACTGAGAAACAAGTCTATACCTACGGGGACAAGGGCAACATAACTGGCTTCCAACCATATAAACCGTTCGAGGGTGAGACGGTTGCCGGATTTACCCCAATGCAAAGACAAGCCATGCAGGGTATTGGCAGCTATCAACTGCCGGGGCAGACAGGCGCAGCTACTGAGATGACTGGCTACGCTAGTATGGGTTCTATGGGTGCCGGTAGCGACTATGCGCGACAAGCAACTGATCCCGGCTCTATGCGGGCATATATGTCGCCGTATATGGAAAACGCATTACAGCCACAGATGCGTGAGGCTGCACGCCAGTCAGCTATGCAGGGTCGGCAAAACACGTCACAAGCTGTTCAAGCTGGCGCTTTTGGAGGCTCCCGGTTTGGCCTTCAAGAAGCTGAACGGCAGCGTAATCTTGCCCAACAACAAGAAGACATTTACGGCAAGGGTATGCAGAACGCATTTCAGTCGGCACAGCAAGCGCAACAGTTCGGTGCCGAGTTAGGACTCAAAGGTTACGAAGGAGCTATGAGAGGTGCTGGTCAGCTTGGCGCGTTGGGTCAGCAACAGTACGGTCAGGAGATGGGTCTTCTAGGTCAGCAGATGGAAATCGGTGGTAAACAGCAGCAGTACGAGCAGGCCCGTCTGAATCAGATCATCCAAGACTATGCTACCGCACAGCAGTATCCGTTCATCCAACTGGGTACGCTCTCCAACATGCTGCGCGGTTTGCCGATGCAAGCGTCTACGACTCAGATGTATCAGGCTCAACCCCCAGCACTGCAACAGGCTGTAGGTCTGGCTGGCGCTGGCGCAAATCTTTATCAGGCTATGAAAGCCGAAGGTGGCGAAATTAAAGAGATGGCGAGCGGTGGTATTGCCACCGGCGTTGACCCATACAAGCTGCCGGGCATGATGAAGAAGTTGTCTGACGATCAGCTTAAAGACAAGATGGGTGGAGATACCGACCCTGAAACTTTGGGCATTGCTCAAGCTGAGAAGAAGCGCCGTGACCAAGTGCGTGGCATGGCGGGCGGCGGTGCCGTTGCGTTTAAAGAAGGGAAAAGCGTAAAAGACGAGGTTGGCAATTCGTTCGACGTAAACCCAAAAGAAGAACCAAAGAAAGAAGCCCCACCGGTTGCTGCACGCCCAAAAGCCGCTGCACCTAAACCTGTAGCAGAAACCAGCCCATATCAGGCTGATTTTAAACGCGTAGCCGCTACGCCAAATGAAGGTCTTACCGCATTGAAAACTCTGCGGGATAGTTATAAAACAGACGCGGATGTAGGTATAGAAGGTCAGATGGAGCGCCGTCAGAAACTCTACGACAAGTATGGCGTCGATCCTATGGCTATGTATCAGAACGAAAAGGCGGAGCAACAGAGAGCGTTAGAAGAAGCGAATGGCGACGCTAAGAAAGCTGAGCATCTACGCTGGGCGCAGATGTTTGCTAAGTTCGGCTCAACCCCCGGCCCCGTGTTGAAGGCTGCACTTACTGCGATTAACGACACAGTGCCTGATCTGTTGGATGACCAGACCCGTGCTCGGGCACTTCAGAGAAGCATCAAGAAGACTATATATGAGCTAGACAAAGCTGAGCTTATGGAGAAGAAAGGCAAGCTCGATGAAGCGTCTAAGCTTGATCAAGACGCTAAGGCTAAACTTGCCTCCGCGTCTTTAGAGTTTGCTAAGTTGCAAGCCAACGAGCAAGAAGCAAAATTGAGAGTGTCGGGCCAGTTGGCTGGGGAAGAGATGGGGGCTAGAGCGCGTATTGAAGCGGAAAGAATACAGGCCGCATCGCGTCAAAGTTCGGATCAGCGGGCGGAAAAAGAAAACAGAAGGCGTGAAGACGCGCAGACTGTTAACGCCCAAAAAGCGTTAGAGAACTTTGAAAAGAATAAAGCTAGAATAGATAAACAAAAAGATGCTGAAAGAAAAGTAGCCGCGCTTGCAAGTAAACCTGACAACCCGATGTACATTCAAGCGGTGCGAGACCTCGAAGCGATTAAAGCAGAACGGCAGGCATATATTGCTAATCTGCCCGCTATGTATCCATTGGCGCGGCTCGGTGACTTGGCTGGTCCGGATAAACAACCAGAAGCTCCACGTAACGCGGATAGCACATTACAGCCCGGCCAGATTGTTGATGGCTATAAGTTTAAGGGTGGCGACCCGAACGACAAAAACAACTGGGCTAAGAATTAATATCAGGAGTAATTATGGCTGCACCTTGGGAACGTAATTGGTCTACTGCTACTAAAGAGCCTTCTGCCCCATGGGAGCGGAAATGGAATACGCCTAAAGAAGAGCCAAAGAAAGCGCCCGAGTCTAGGAATGTTTTCAGGGTGGCTAGTGATACTGCTATAGCAATTGCCAACTCGTTCGCGGGCGGTATAGAGGCAGCGGCTGATTACGTGTCGCCGGGTAACTCTTTCTCAAAAGCTATTGATAAATTTACTAAGACAACAGAAAATTTACAAAGCGACATGGTCAAAGCTGGGCGGGAAAAATTCCAGAAGGATTTGGAAGTCGCTCAAACAGGTGGGGAAGAAGTCGCTGCCGTTGCCAAGTACATCGCTGAAAACCCACTGCAAGCAGCCGGTCAAGCGGTTGGCTCTTTTCTTGGCCCCGGTCTGGCTATTAAAGGCTCTGTAAAAGCCGCTCAGTTATTAAAACTCACTGAGAAAGCTGCGGGCCGCGCAGGTCTGGGAGCCGGTGTTGTAACAAACGCCATGATGGCAGGTGGTGACGCTGGTGGTTCAGCCTATCGCATGGTGATGGATACACCAGACGAGATTCTTTTACAGAACGACTACATTCGTAGCCAAGTAGATAAAGGCATATCGCTAGAGAAACTAAAAGAAGAAGCTGCAACTACTGCGGCTCGCCGTGCGTCGTTCGTCCCTGCCTTGATTGGTGGTGCAACTGGCGCGTTCGGTGTCGAACGGTTCTTGGCTGGTGTGGGCGGTAAAGCCGCGTCTTCTACGTTAGGCGGCGCGATTAAAACAGGTCTGTCTGAAGCCGCTCAAGAAGCGTTGGAAGAAGGTGTCACCGAGTATTCTGGGCGCTCAGCCGCTCAGACGTACGACCCACGGATTGACCCGATGAAGGGTGTGGCGGGTGCTGCCACGATGGGTGCGGCTCTTGGCTTTATTCCGGGTGCAGGTATTGGTGCCCTTCAAGCGCGTAACCAATTAGCAGCCGACGCCGCCCAGAAAGATATGGAAGCGCAGCAAGCGTTGGCGCAAGCCCAAGAGACTGCCGCCGCTATTGTTCCTGATGCCCAAGCGATTCAAGCGCAAGCAGAGCAAGCCGCCAAGCCTCCCGCTAACCTGCCGTTCGGTATCGCCACGCCTGAACAGATAGCTGCTGCTATAAACCCACCAGCCCCAGCCCCGGAAGCAGACCCGCTTGCCGCTGTAGACGCGCAGATGGACGCTGCGCGCGCTCAACCCGAGTTGCCTCCTGCAAAAGTAAAAAATGAGACAGATGAGCAAAAAGTAATTAGATACGGCGCTGAACTTGCGCTTGGCGTGGATTCGGATGGTAAAAAACTTACACCGATAGAAGTAAAAAGAAAAACAGAAGCACTAGGTAAAGCTGAAAAAAGACTGGGAGCCGAAAATGTCGAACGTATCCGAGCCAGTGCCGCACAATCTGCTGGAATTAACGCCGCAGGAGATCAGTCTGGCGCTGCTGGCGCTCCACGAGAATTGGCAGTCGCCTCCGGAGAATCTACAACACCTATCAACTCTAGACTGGATGATTCTGGAGGGGGTGCTCAATCAATTATTGCTCCAGCGACGGATCAGCGTCCTGCATTAGTACCGGGTCCTGCAATTTTAAATGAGCTTGGAGGTAGCACTCCGGTCACGGTACTAAGCACTTCAGGTGATCGTGCAGAAATAAGTATAAAAGATGAAATGGGCGAAGTTCTTCGCTCTGTGCCTATTACAAGCTTACAGCAAGAAACAACACCAACACCTGAAGAAGTTATAACGGAGGAGAAACCCAGTGTCACTCAAGCCGCTGAAACCAAGCAAACAAAAGAAGAAGGACAAGCGAAAGCAGCCGCACCCGCAGTAGATGAAGAAGCCGCTCTGCAAGCTGAACTTGATGCGGAACTTGCCAGTAAAATAGCGCCCGCTCCCAAGGTAGAGAAGAAGGAACCCGCTCCCAAGGTAGAGAAGAAGGAACCCGCGCCCGCAATAGAAGCAATAGAAGGAAGAAAAATAAAATTACTTTCTCCAAAGAAAGTAAAGAAGGAGCCTATAACGCTTGGTGAAGGGCTTACCGAAGCGCACAAACCGTTCGTTGCCGCAGATGTCAAAACACGCGCCGCGCCGCCTAAAGACATAAACGAAGCTATTGACCACGCCGGTGCCGAGACAGCGTTTGATGAGTTTGACTCAGCGCTGGACAACCTCAAAGCAACTTATGCTGATCAGATAAAGGCTGAGAACGCAGCCAATCAGGCTAAGTTCAGAGAGAACGAGAAGCTAGGCATCCAATCGCTCAAGCCAGACGACGTTACGGTCTATGATATTTTGGCTCGTATGACTCCGACTGAGCGTCAAACCGCTGTTAGTAAAGCTATCGACGAAAGTAAAATTAAGCCACGCGCTACGAAGAAAAAGCAGGTGCGGGAAGCGTTCGTCAAGTCACTGACTGAGGCGCAACAGAAAGCTGTTGAAACCAAGCGCAAAGATACTCTTGAAGCAGAGATTAAAGGCGTAGCCAAGCTAGGCAAGAAGAGTGCTTCCGACATCCGCGAAGCGCGTAAGAAAGCCACCGCTGGCACGACGGTTGCCACTGCTAAGGTAGGCAAAGCGCGGCCTGTTACGACAAGAAAGATTGAAGAGAAGAAGGAAAGCGAAAACGTAATCGAGCGTCAGACAGTAGAGGCGCTGCGCTCTGGTAACTCCGACACAATCCTGCGGGCTATTAAGACCGGCTACACCGACCCGGCTACCAAGCTGTTTGCGACTCGTATTGAAGCGACTCTTGGTCAGTTTGGCATGAAGCCGACCGTGGTTGTTGGCAAGGTGACGGATAACCGCCCTGCCATGTATGACCCTGCAACTGAGACAATCACGGTTGACCCTACCGCGCCGCGTGACGTATCGCTTGATACTGTTGTACTGCACGAGTACGCCCACTTCATTACTGACCGTGCGGTGGACAATCCACAGAGCTTGACCCCGATCCAGAAGATCGCACTCGATAATCTCAACAAGCTGCACAAACACGTCAAGTCAAAGCTGGGTAAGAAGTACGACATCGGCACCCTTAAAGAGTTCATCGCTCAGTCGTTTTCTGATTCAGAGTTCGTGGCTGAGATGGCTAAGATTCCACCGGCTACAACTGTCGTTAAAGTACCCAACGCGCTGCGTGAGTTCGCAACCCGTGTGATGCAGCTTCTCGGCATCAAGGGCGACAGCGCGTCGAGCCAAGTTCTGGAAAATATCCAGACGATGATTACCGGGCCGGTAAAAGGTATGAAGGCCAAGGGCGTCTCGTTCATGGCTGAACCCAAAGAGCCGAAGAAGGCGGGGGAATACACAGGCAAGTCCACAGAAGAGTTTATCGCTGGGCAAAAGATTCCTGATAAACCCAAAGGCTTCCTGTCGTCCATCTTCTCGTGGTTTACCGGCAGCTATACAAAACGCGCCAAGGAAGCTGCGGTCAAGTATCAGAATGAGCAGTATTGGATAAAAGACCTTCAGCGTCAGCTAAATCGAGCGGGCTTGCTTGTATTGGAGGATGAAGCCACCGCGAACAATCTGTACGACGCCATATCACTTAGTGCTGGTAACTTCCGTAATCTGCAAAACACTTACGTCAACGTCCATCTAAACAAGATCAACGAGATGTTGGTCGATATGGTCAAGAAGACAGGGCTGACGCTGGACGAAGCAATGCAGCACTTGGCAGCGTACGGTGAAGTCATGCACGAGTCTGAAGTGCGGAAGGTTAAATACCTGAAGAACGTGCCGTTGCGTTCGGACGACATGGCGAAAAATATAAATTGGTTCGGGAAAATGATTCCCCCCGCCACAGCGCGTGACAACATCATCGCAGATTTAACTTCAGGTGGCTTCGAAGCCAAAGCTGAGAGCTTGGGCATGACATCCAAAGACCTAGCCAAGGCATATCGCAAACTGCTTGAGGATATTGTCGCTGACAAGAAGAACCTTGACCCCGGTCCGGATAATAAATTTGTCCCACAGCATGACGTAAGCAGCGATAAATATACTGTGCTGGGCGGTCTTACCCCCGCAGACGTTAAGAACCATATTGATAACTTCAATAAAAACCCAGAACAAAAGAAGATAATGGACGCCATCTTAAAAGAGGTGCGCGAGCTATCTGATGTAACTATCATGCTTAACAAGCAGGCCAACTACTGGTCGCCGCAGGTTGATAACCTTGTTAATTTCTACGGCTACGAGAACTACGTCACATACAAAGGCAAACCTGAGAAAGAAGAAGACGCGGACTTGTTCTACGGCGGTGAGCAGCGTCTTGGGAAAGAGTTACAGCAGAAAGAATTTACGCAGGAGGGGCGCTACACCCTGCCTGATAATCCCATCCTCAGTATGATGGCTGACGCATCGATTGCCGCTGCGCGTTCTGGCCGCAAGGACGTGTCCAAGACTCTATACAATCTTGTAAAAACAGGGTTAATCAATGGCAAGATCGAGAAGATAGTGCCGTTTGCAGATCGCTACAAGTTAAAAGAAGACTCTGAGCTATACAAACTGATGAATCAGCAGAACGTCTTCCTTCACTACATGCCCAACGGTGAGGTAGCTGTTATCTCAGTCAAAGACGAGAAACTACGTAACTCGCTTCGCAAGACGTTCAAGAATGAAAACTGGGCGCTAGACACCCTGCAATACATCACCAGCCGCATGGGGCAGATGCACACTCGCTTTAACGTAGCGTTCGCACCCAAGAACTTTGTGCGCGACATGTTGGCTAACGCGTTCAATATCAGTGTTGATATGTCCCCCGGCGCTGCGGCTAACTATGTAGGAGCGATTGCGAACTACATGACCTCCGGGGTAGTAAAAAACGGGTTTGTGAAATCTGGACTGGTGGCTAAAGCTTTTTATGAAGGCGGTGCTGACCCAACTAAAAACCCAAAAATTAAAGCCCTAATAGCTAGTGATAAATCTGGCTACGTTAAAGACCTAGTGGACTACCTGCAAAACGGCGGTGACATCGCCTACGTCAGCAGCTTTACCGCTAAAGGACAGTTCAGTGATCTGCTAGATAAGAACCAACGCGGCCCTCAAGGCACGGTGCTTAAGACAAAAGAAGCCATCGGCAAGTTCTTCGACATATATCAAGCGGGCTTTGAATTTACTACCCGTGCCGCTGCGTTCAAAATCCGCAAGGCTGAAGAGATGGGTAAGCTGATGGCAAAAGGTATGAGCCGTGCGGAGGCAGAGAAAGCTGCCAACAAACCCGCCGCTGCTTTTGCCAAGGGTCTGGCTAACTTCGAAGAGAAGGGCTTGAACGCTAGAGAGTTAGGCTCATGGTTCATGTTCTTTAGCGCGTCAGCCACAGGTGCGGTGCGAGTTATTGAGCCGCTGGCCCCTGCTATATCGTCTGTCTTTGGTGGGTACAAGAAGGCGGCAGACCGGGCATGGAGCGAGTTGCCCAAAGAATTGAAAGACAAAGGTAATCGGGAAGAGTTTAACAAGAAGTTTATTGAACAAGCCACACGCGGCAAAAATACCGTGGCCGTCATCAGCGGGGTCGGGGTCGCTGTGTACTATCTGTCGTATCTCATGGCTGGGCAGGATGACTTCGGGCGCAACCGGGTAGCCACAGATGACATGAGCCGGTGGATGCGGGACGCTCGGTTCTTTGTGGGCGACGGGATCAATGACATCATCACCATCCCTTGGGGTTTCGGTATGGGCGCGTTTGCCGCGCTCGGCGCTCAGTTCGCCTCTCTTGGGGTGTCTGATACCAAGTTCACAGATGTTATGGCGAACTCCGTGCCTATCCTCATGGACTCGTTCTTGCCGGTACCTATTTCCAAAGGCAGTATAAAAGACAACCCGCTTGAGTTCTTCGTTGATAGTCTGATGCCCGCACCGGCTAGACCCCTTGTTGAGTTCGCCATGAACTACAACTCTCTTGGGCAAGAGATTTACAACAACCGTCAAGGCCCGAACGGCAGTGTTTACACAGGCGGCGACAACGTGCCCAAGCTGTTCAAGGACGCTTCTGCGTTTATGTTTGAAAACTTTGGGGCGAGGTTCGGGCCTAACGAGATGCACTTCTTGGCCTCCGCATACGTGGACGCTTTGTCTAAAGCCGGGGTCGCGGCTTGGAATCTGTTTGCTATCGGGACTGAGGGCGACCGTTCAACGATGGAGAGATTAAAGCAGGACAGCCTACTCTTTAGCGGCTTTGTCGGAACGCGCTCTGACTACGACGCGCGTATGTGGAACAAGATTGAGAAGGACTTGAAAGCCCGCAGCGACATGTTAAATGAACTAGAAAAGGCTAACATCACAGCGTACTACGAGTACTTAGCCGACAATCCATTAGACGAATTTCTGGCTGTTCAATACAACAAGGACGCTAATGGGGAGCTTAAAAAGTTACGTAGTGAAGGGCAGGAAATCCGAATCAACACGGACTATGACTACGCAACCAAACGCGCTTTGCTGGAGATGAATAGAGCAGAGCAGACACTCCTTAAGAAACAGCTTGTCGATATGTACACGGCTATGGGGTATGAGTTTTAAGCTGTACGCCACACCCTAATTCCCAGATGTCCCTCCCGCTCACAGGTATAAATCTTTACCTTGATGCGGGATTTCTTGGCGGCAACGTCCGCCACGTAGGTCATCTGGGCAGGGCGCAGCGTGGGGATAAAGAAACTCTCCCCAACCGCCATGTAGTCATACGGGAAAATCCACTCAGGTTCCTCCGTCAGCTTCTCCATGTCCATCGGGGGTAAAGAAAGAATCCGGGATTTGGGTCGCAAAGACATAGGTGTTCACATTCATGTTTTTGTCAAGGATGCTCAGAGCTTGCTTCCAGCCAGCGTCCAAGCGGGATTTTTTCACATCGATCAGTATTTTCTTCTCCCGCATGTTCTGCTCGAATTCCCGTGAACTGACGCTCTTCTCAATCAGATACTTCTTGAACTCGGTGGTCGATATGGTGACAAGCCCCGTCGCTAGGTCAATCCTGCCAACCAGACTCGTTCTCGGCTCCATCGTGACCTTGCCGTCGTTGATGCCCAAGAAGCCCGTGTAGTATTTATTGATGAAGTCACCGACCAACGACGAGTAATCCGTCTCGCCAAGGTTCACCACTTTGTCCCGGATGATGATCATATCGCTACAGACCTTGGAATAGATACGCTCTAGGTCATAGTCAATGATGCCGAACTCGTTGGCTACCATACCGCTTGTCATAGTCACCCCGACGATGTTCTCGTAGAAGCGGTAAATCGCGTCGTTGCCAAAGTCCCGCTTGAAGCGGGCAATCCACTCTTTTACCATCTGCTGTAGCGCGACCTCACCGTGAATAAAGTACGCTTGGATAATCTTACGCCCTGCATGACCGTAGTTGTACTTGAACAAGTCAAAGACCTTGGGGCCAAAGTCTGGCTCATCAAACAATAGCTGTGGTTTCATTATGAGAAACTCAATCATACGTGCCATTTGTCCTGTAGCCATAGAGTTCTTGGACATAATCATGTCCAGCAGCGGCACGTTACTCGTCATCATGGCAATCGCCGACGCTAAAAGTTCATGCTCTCGCTCAGCGTTGATCGACCCCTGCATCCTGATCTTGGCCTTACCCTGCGAGATAGCGTGAACCATCTTGCTAAGTTCTTCTATCTTACGTTCATGTGCTTCATCGACACCGAACGATGCGTTCTTCAAAGTTACGTACCGCTGGTTCAATCCGTTATCTGTAGAATCAAAAACCGAAACACCAACCGGATCACTCCACACACTCAAGTTTGCATACAGCGCACCGGTCTTACCGTTGCCTGATTTACCTGTATAACTAACGACAGCGCCCGGTGTGGATGTCAGGGGCATGAGCGGTGAGCCAAGCCCGATCAAGGTTCCAAACGCGTGCATCTCCATCGATGGACGGTTCAACTGCTGAGCGCATTCACGCCACACCTCAAAGCTACCCTTTGGTTTAAAGTACTTTGCAATCTTCTGAATTGCAGGTGATGCAGGCGCTAGTACAATCTTGCCGTCTGACTTAATTAAGTCATTACCGAGAACATACGAACGGCCCAACCGCTCTGTATCACTTACTGGTTCTGTCCAGCCCATCTGCATGTTCATCAGTTCTGCTTCGGACTGAGTCTGCAAGTAGTGTCCCCATTTCATTACGTACCTCATGATGTGTTGTAATTTTTCTACGCCACCCACCACTCCCATAAAGCCAATTGCCTTCTTGAACTCGTCAGTTGCGTTGAGGCTTCTGGTAGTGATCATAAAGTCACGCGGCGGGTCTTTCGGCAACAGAAGGCGCATCATTAAAATCTCGCCATCTATCTTGCTGTACATCCGGCGTATCGGGAAAAACTCGTGTGGGTAAATTAACTGCGGGTCGAACTCTGTCTTTTTACCTTTCTTGTCTACCTTGGGCGCTGGCTGATAGTAAATGCCGCCTGTCTCGCCCCTGAAATAGGGGAACAACGCCTGTGGGTGGTCAGGGATTACGTTTGCTGGAATATCTTCGGGATTCTCGTACTCCCGAACTGCGTCCTCTTTAGGGGCTTGGGCGATCTTGATGATTCGTCCGAGCGCAAGCGGGTTGGTAAACTTACCTTTGTACTTGCAGGTGTCACATATACCGGGGTTTTCATTATCGAAGACTGTGCAGGAATAAGGTTTTCCTTGCCGTAATGTTGCCTTTCGTTCCGTGTCTTCAAAAGAGTATCCGGGATAATCTTCCGATAGTCTGTGGATAGACTCATCGCGGTCTGTACAATGCTGTGCAATGGATAACACGGCTGTCCAGACGGGTTCGGGTAATGTTGAAGATCGTTCAATCGCCCACTTAATCTGTTCACATCCATCACCCTCAAGACTTCTGATAGCGATTTTTTCAAAGGAGGTCTCCTGATTGTCGAGCTTCATCAACGCCTTAGTGTCATCGTCCAGACCCTTGGGCAACTTCTTTAAGATTTCTGCGGGCGACTCTTCTACTATCCCTAAGAACTCTTTGAACTCATCGAACGAATAGACGGGGAGTTCGTCGCTGATTACTTCGCACTTGCTAGGTGGCGTAGTCTTGTAATTAAATGTCTCAGGACAGCGCATAATCCGCGCCACGTCCGCTGTAACAACCGGATCAATGAATAAGTCATTCTCAAGGCATAGCGTCTTGAACTTCTCGGCGTATGGCTTCCACTCAGCGGCGGGGATGTCTCGATCAAAGAACCAGTAGGCGTGTACGCCCGTGCCTGAATCGACGATAACTGGGGGAGGTAAATCAACTCTTGGGAGGAAAGCCTGTAGTGCAATATGCGCATCTCCTTGAGTAGCATATCCTCTTCTGAGTTCTGCTTTCCCTGCCCCAACATCAAGGTCAATGAAGAATGAACGTAGGAATTGCGCGTCCTCTGCCTTGCGACTATAACCGTCGAAGGATGCAAGGGCGACGTAGACATTAGCTTTTTCCAAGCTAAACTGTCTTGCAAGATTTTCAACATCATCTATGGACTCCGCAAATCTCTGTGTGGTGCGTTTGTTGTCTATCTTTGCCACACAGTAGACGCCCTGCGAAGGCAATGCTTTCTCGTAAAATTGTTTTATCATATCCGCAGAGACAAGAAAGGCAGGGCATGAAGCCCTGCCTAGTTGATAGGAATTACGTACTACTTAGTTACAGAACGTATTGCAATTATTTCCGTTGCTATCGCAGCAAGTTGTACAGTATACGTACCGTCCGTTGTATGAATAGCTGTGTGAAGAGCAGCCAGCGTAAGCCATACCGGCAGCGGCGACTGCCCAGATTGCGATTAGGTATTTCATATTGATCTCCCTATCATGTCTTCAATGTAGGCTTTGGCTTCCTTCACGGACTTGGCGGGTAATACTCCTGCCCCCAAGTCTTTCTCTATAAGCCTGATGAAAGCCAAAGCTACGTCTTCGTTCTTACCACGCAACACCGCGCCGCGAAACCAGTTATGAACAGTAGCGCGGGAAACTTCTACCGCTTCAGCTACATACTTGGCTGGCAGGTTTGCTGCAACACATAGCTTAGCCATCCTGTAGCCGATGCGGTAGGTGTCATCCGCACTATCTAACTCACTTAAAAACTTTGTACTGTACGGGCGCGACATGGTTCTCCTTATTTCTTAGTCCACTTTTTAATTACATCAGTAGCATCAGTTGCTTGGGTAGTGGGTTTCTTTGCCGACTCCCGTACCACTGGCTCAGGGGCTTCCACTTCCGGCGCTGCTTCTCCCTCTTGTGTAGCTTTCTTCTTGTACACGGTGAGTTTGATAGCTGACTCCGCTGCTGATGTCTTGCCCTGTTTGCTGATGGTCTCATAATCATTGGGGTCAACCGCGCCCGATGGAGAGAACAGCACTTTAGGGAACTGCACTTTGGTATCGAACTGCACTTTGGTGACCAGACGATTAAGGCTGATGTTGTTGCTTGCTACCATTGCACCGTACGACTTGAAAGGCCATCTTCCGTTCTCTTCTTTGCCAAAAGACGATGCTGCGGGGATAACGAATTCCAAAACGTCACCAGAAGGGTCCTGTGGGAGGACGACAGCGGTACGCCATGACAGCTTGCATTTCGCGCCGACACCACTGTCGTTACTTCCTTTAGCGGAGTTCGGGCATACATCGCACGACGGTGCACAGGGCTGTTCAACATCAGTATCTGGCTTAACGGAATCGTTTGACCAGCAAATGGGTGAAGCGACTTTTCCTTCTTCATACGTACCCTCGTAGCACTGACGCGACGCGCTATGCGCTGCACGAACAAAGATAATGTTCATGTGACGGTCTTCGATACTACCAACTTCTTTACCGCCTACCATCTTGCGGAACACGCCGCCCTTGATTGAAAGGCGCTTAGTTTGATTAAGACTGCCACCGGCCAACGCCGCTGTATCTTCATCGACGCCCGACTGAATGATCATCGGGTTGTTTGCAAGAATCGTTGCGAGTTCTGTACTCATGGTCATTTCCTTTAATTAACTTTATTTAACTGTGGGCTTCTTAACTGTGATGGTAAATTCACGCATCACGTTCACACCGGGCGGCAAACCTTCATGATGCCGCTCAGACATGAATTCTTTAAAATTATTTTGATGTAAATGTGCAGCGAACAATTCAACAGCACCATGCTCAAGCACGAACTTGTTGAAGTTATCGCGGTCTGAACAGGTATACCTTTCTTTCAGTGATTTAATAACTGTGCCGCTATTGGTACGTAGACTCTCGACCTTCATCTCGTTGCACCCAGCCAGCATCGCTTGCTCAAGAACCACCATCTCGGACTTCAATTCAAGATCGCGTTCTTTAAATTCTGCCTCTATCCTGTCACGCTCGTTTCGAATAGTCAAGTAGGCTTCTACTAATTCGTTCATATCTTTCATAGCTTTACCCTATTCCCAATTCAGATTTATAAAGATCAATCAGTTGTTCATGTGAATCAACTTTCCCTTGCAGCAACTTGTACATTCGCTTCTCTACGTCTGACCCCTGTAGGTGAACCACTGTCATACGATTCTTCTGACCCACGCGATCAATACGGGCGACGCACTGTAGATAAGTTTCTACACTCATAACAGGAGACCAGAAGACGATAGTGTCGGCAGCAGTTAGTGTGACGCCGTGTGATGCTGCTTGAGGCTGGATGACCAGCACTCGCGGTGTCGGCGTTGTTTGGAACTTATTAACGATCTGCCCCCGCGCCGCAGCAGATACCGCTCCGTTAATAATCTCGTTGGTGACACCATTGTCAGTCAAGTGCCGTGAAACAAGATCGATAGTGTGAGTGAACGGCACGAACACAATGACCTTGTTCTCGGTCTCGTCTAGTACTTCATCCAACGCTTTCAGACGCGGGGCTATGTCGAACTCAACCACCTCTTTGTCGTCGGAGTACACCGCGCCGCCTGAAATCTGCAAGAGCTTACTGAGCCGCGCCGCTGCGTTTACTGCACTTATCTGCTCCCCTGCGGCTTCCACCAGCATATCGTCACGGATACGGTTGTAGTACTTGTGTGCCTGTGGAGTCAGCGGTATATCTCTCGTCTGGTACAGAACCTCTGGCAAGTCTAGGCAGTCTGCCTTGGAGAACCTGATCGCTGGCTGCAACGCCCTGAACACCTCGGACTTCGACGTAGGCTTGGGTATCCACTTAAACCGTGTGACTTGGTTCATGACTTTATCCCGCCACGCTGTAGCGTACTTGGGAACTTTGTCTGGTGAAACCAAACGCGCTAAGCCGAACGCATCGAGCGGAGACTGCGATGCCGGTGTGCCGGTCAGCATCCATAAGCGGGTGTGGGGCTGGATTAGTTTTGCCAACATCTTCCAGCGCACGGTACTTGTAGACTTGTAGGCATTGGCCTCGTCCACTACGATCAGGTCGAACTTGCCAGACTTGATGTCATCAAAAAGAATACCTACACCATCGTAATTCGTAACGATAAAGTCGTACTCACCGTTAACGATCTTCTTGCGCTTGGCCGCTGGCCCGTAGGCTACGCCTACGCTTCGGTGCATAGCTGTTTTGAACACATCGGCTTGCCATGCTGAATACATAATTGTCAGAGGGCAGATCACTAACGCCCGCTTCACGATGCCCTGTGACATCAAGTAGTCAGCCGCCCAGATAACAGAAGAAGTCTTGCCCGTACCCGCCTCGTTGAAACAGAACGCGCGTTGTCTAGTCGAGAGGAACTCGGCAGTTGTACGCTGATGGTCGAACGGTGTAAACAGGCCGGGATAGTTGTAGTCACGCGACATCGGTGAGGGCACGTTAGGCATACCCATTGTCTGCGTCAGGAAGGTAGATTCTTTGAGACCCCAGTAGGTAAGCAGTGTGGTCTCGGTGTCGCCTCGGTTTAGTATCTCGCACTTCTCGATGTAGTTTAGAAGTGTATCAGCCAAAGCGTTTGGAACTTTATATTTGAGGGCGGCGTCATCCACCACTGTAAACTTAATATCACTCAATTTTGCCTCACTGTAAATTTAACGTGACCCCTTGCGGGGGTTAGTCGGTTACATCCGTGCCTCAGCAAACATTCGAAAGGGCGGCACTAAGTAACTGATGTAGTTTATGGGGGGAAAAACCGTTGCGGAAAAACCCCCGCCCACCCACACCTTACGGCTATAAATTACTTCTTTCTTTCGCGCTTACTTGTCTCTGACACTAACGCACCAGAGGCTGCTCGTTTGAAAGATCGATTTGCGGACGCTGACTGTACCATCACTCCGTCCTTATTACTACCGCCTTTTGATAAAGCTTTCTTATGCGCGATGTCCTTACCCTCACGCTTGTCTGCCTTACCGTTACCGTTGGCATCCGTTCCCTTCTTGTCCATCGCTCGACGCGCACGTTGGCGCTCCATGCGGTCAGGGTGTTCACCCCTTGCTTTCTCTTGCTCGTACTCTTTTTTGTACGGCCTCGGCTTGTTGACGTATGGCATTTGGTTCTCCGTGCATTAGTTCGTTAGACGAAGTGATTCGCCTAAACATTCTCTCATTTGACTGCCGCAGTTGCTTTACTGTCGGTAGTCGCCTCCCTTTGTACATTGTGTACGTACTCGTTTCCGCCGATTGTTGTTCGGTATTGTTTCGCGTACGTGTCATTGAAAGATTTCTCCAGTATTTTCAACGCTTCTCTCGTGACGGCTTCCGTAGTTAATATCATTGCTCACCCCATGTACTTCGTCGTTGTGCATCGTTGTTAGGTCTATGCCCCGCCATATAGCTCTTTGGTGGGGGTGCTTGGCATCGGGGTGATACTCCTCGTCCCACTCTTCAGCTTCAATCGGCTCAACGTGAAAGTCTCCCCAGCTTCTCTTCATCATCGACTCCTGTGATGTTCACACGTATTGACCGGACACCAACCACACAGTGGCGTAGGATTCATCTGCCACATGTCATTCTCGTACGACACCTTCATACGCGCAAGGTCGCCGTTAAAGCTATTCCACAACGCCGGAATCTGCCCACGGTGATAGTCCTCTGTTATAAAGTTGTTGTGCATCACGAACATCAGCCCCGCCTTGATCTTCTCTACCTCGGGGAAGTGCGCGTAAGTCATCAACGCCATCAGCCTTAACTGCTTTACATCAGGGTATCGGTCGCTGCCTGTCTTGTAGTCAACGATGAACGCTGTGTCACCGGAGATGATCATCAAGTCAACGATACCTCTTACCCAATACTCTTTAGAATGAAACCCGCATGGTTGCTTGTTCTCATCTAGCGCCATTTGATGTTCAGGAAACCGTTCACCATCGATCTCCAACAGTGGGTCAACCAAGGGCGCAAACCTCTTGTAGTTTTGTGGTAACTCAGTGCCGTCTTTCGCGTAGTTCTCCAACGCTTCATGAACGCTAGTGCCGTAAAGCATTTGTTGTGTCGGTTTGACTTCATAGTTTTTAAGTACCTTTACTTCGTGATACTGCTTTGGACAGTTTATATATTGTTTGAGACCTGAAAACGACCACTTGATTGGCTGCATGGGATACCTTTATTTGTTAACACTCTCCATAACTATGCCCCCATTTCGCCTCACATGCAACAGGTAAACCCTTAGCCCAAGTCGGTGGAATGGACATCTTCTCGACGATGAATTCCATAGCTGCCTCACGCTCCGCCTCGGGTACAACGACCACCGCCGCGTCATGTACAGTTAGGGCGACTCGATACCTTTCATTAATAGCAAGCATCTGTTCGCCTACCACAATCCTAGCCAACGCTTGGACTACATTCTCGACCACTGCCCCGCCCCAGATACTGATCTCGCCCTTCCTCGACTTGTACTTGTACTGAGACTTCTCCCCGGACGTATCAAAGTGTAGCTTCGGATAACGAATCAACAAGCCATTCGGAAGGTATATGCCCTCTTGGGCAACTTGCAACACCTGATGTTGTCCTAGATAAAACGGGTCGCTCTTGGCATCCCAATTGGCTAGTTCCATCAGCGCGTTGTCGCATTCCTTCCATAGCGAAATGATATTGTCGTTTACGCCACGATAAAGATTTACTATGGCCTGACATTCATCGTCGGGAAGCGAGACACTAATCGGCTGTGCGGTAGCTAACGTGTGCTGTAACTTTTTCCAGCCAGTGCCGTAGCCCAGCCCCAAGATACAGGTCTTGCCAACGAACCGCTCCTCTGCATCCTTCTTGGTTATGGTGCGGTTGTAGACTTTGGAAGCAAAGATCGAGTAGACGTCGTCACCGCTGGCGAATTGCTCCACCACATCGTCTTGTCCTGCCAACCAAGCCAGCACTCGTGCTTCAATCTGGGAAGAATCACAGTTAATGACCACGAAGCCGTCTGGTGGGAGGATTGCGTTCTTGAGGGTTTTCTTCTTCTTATCTCGGCTTGGTAAGTTCTGGAAGTTAACCTTGTCTGAACCACTCCATCGCCCAGTGTGTGCGCCGTAATACTTAAGGGGGATGGGCAGTAGTCCTCGATTTCGCTTACCAGTGTCGATGAATCGTGTGATCCGAGACTCTTCCAGAGTTGATTTAGTACCAAGTCTGACTGCACACAATTGTTGAACGAGTGGATTTTCATGTTCCGAGAGTGCAATAAATCCCTCGTCGTTCTTTGCCAGAGCAAATGTCTCTTTGCCTGTAACCGGACTAATTTTTGTTGGCGGTATGACTGGAGGATCGAGTGCTTCAAGGAGTGCAGCGAATTGCTTATTACTAGCCAACTTCTTCCTAACAGCTTCTTCATCTTCGCACTCCAGTTTTACTTTCAACGTCGCCAATAATTCTTTCTTCTCTTTCTTCAAGTCTTCTAGGCGCTGAACCAGCAGCGCATCGTCAACCATAAAGACAGGCTCGATAAACATCCGCAGCGTCATATCAATGAGTTTTATCTCATCGCCGGGGAACGCGGGGGCCATCAGGTGAAACAACTTGTAAGTAAGTTCTACGTCATTCTTGCAGTACTCACCGTACCGCGCCAACTCTGCCGGGGTAAAGTCTGCCCTACGCTTGCCCAAAGCATTGTTTACCTCATCGCCCTTCTCACCGATCTTGTAACGCTCAGCCAACGCGCCGAGACTACCACCTGCATCCACACCATGAAGCGCACGAGCCATGCACAGCGTGTCTAAATAAAAAGCGGGGCGAATACCAAATCGCCAAGCGAGGATCGCCCCGTCGAAAAGGGTGTTGTGACAGAGCAGGGCGGAGTCCGTCCAGTCTGTCAATTCCGTCAGATGTTTCTTTATCTCTTCATGTGTACCTGAAACCCAATACGCCGGTGCGTCATCGATCTTGATGCCGACACCAATCTCCTCGAACTGCTTGTCGCGGATGTACTCCTCAGTGGTCAGGTTCTTAAAACCAAACCCTGTGGCGTAGTAGGTTTCCCAGTCAAGGGTGACTAGACTCATTGGTTTCTTTCTTAGTGTATGGACTAAAACTTTTCTTCTCTTGGCATAGTTTGCATTGCCACCGGATAATCTTTCCAGACTTTTTCATGATGCCCCCCTCGATAGGGCGTGTCACCTGACAGCCTGTACAAAACTTTGTGTCGTTCATTATTTAATTTTTGCAAGTGCGCCCAAGCGCGTTGGTGTACCTACACCCATCAGCATGTCCGCCACCTCTGCTGCTTCCTCGTCAGTCATGTTATTCAGGTCAATGGTTCTGCCATCGACTGTCGTTACCGCTTCAATGCTGCCCATGACCGCCTTGTTCTTCTCAAGGAAGTCGATAATGCTCTGCCGTGCTGTACGTATTTCACTCATGTGTTCTTCTCCTTAATTGTGCGGCGCTCGGCTTCCATCTCGCGCAAGTCCATAGCTACATCAGCTACCCCATGCCAATCGCATCGAGCAATCATTACTTGCAGGTACTCAATCAAAATGCTTCGTTGTGTTTCGTAATTTGAATAGTCTTTCATGTGTTCTTCTCCTTTAGCTTGGCTTCGATGGCGCGGGCAAAACCGCCAAACACATCTCCGTCCAGACGTTCACGCACCCCGCCAAGCAGTTGCACAACCTCCTCATCCGTCAGCCCCTGCCATTCGCGCTGTGGTGGGGTGGTGTAGAGATCAGATACTTTGATCCAATTAGCACCGCAGTCTGTAATCATGTCCGGCGTAATGATTCGAGTACGCCCTGTTTCTCCGTGTTGCCAAAGTTCTGCCACCGGCTCCGGTTCAGGTGCGCTAAGTCGGGCGCGGAGGGTTTCGATTGTTTCCTGAGACTTTGCTACCGCTTGCTTTAAATATCTAGAACGCCTGTACCACTCGCCGTGTTGATCTATGTTTTGTTGCATCTCCCAGTTTTGCGAATCTGCCGCATCAATCAACGCATCCAGCACCTGCTGCGCTTCCTCGCGGGTTAGTGTGATGGTCATTTTTTAACCTCTTTCCATATCGCATAAATACATAGACCAACCCCAAACCATGCAAGTATCACCATAGGGATACCCAGCAAAGCCAATATAATGTCGTTCATAACTTATGCCCCCTATGTTCTCTCGCTCTCTGCTCTCGCATCTGACGGCACTTCTCGCGTACCTCGGTGCTTATGTCAGGGCTAATCTCTGATACACCACAAGGCAGCGGTGGGTTCGTATTTACCGCCTTGTACCCGAACACGACAGTGAACAGTGCGATAGTTATATAAAATGCGACGGCAACGATCTCAGGTGGTTTCATTTCTTGCTTTCATCATTACGTCTGCCCAACCATAAGCAGACTCAGGAACCCAACTGCCCCACGCGCCGCCTGTGTTTAGGATTTGCGCTTGCAGCTTTGGGTTAGACAACAAACCTTGCATCGCTTTCGCTGCAAAGTAATCGCGCAAGTCCATGCCTTGCTGGCCTGACATGTTTGGAAATGCTTTCATTTATCTTTCTCCTTAAAGTACATCATCATTTCTGCGTTCAGCTTCGCCCGTTCCCACTTCTCCCGTCCACTTATCTGCATCAGGGCCAGTGCGAACTGCGCGAAGTTATGCAGCTTCTCAAGCTCGATCTCTTCTACCTCTCCCTTGTTAATACTATTGATGACGCGCATCACACCGACGCGGTAGCCGTTGATCACTGCATCCCATTCGTGGTCGGGCTTCGGTGGCTTAGGCATCTTCTACCTTTATAAAGTCAGTCATGGCGCACCCCTTTCGCGGATAGCAATAGCGCACTCGTTTGCGTAGCCGCCTTCAAACGTATGTTTATCAGCTAACACATCGCACACCTTCGCGCACGCCTCGCGCTCTGCTGCTACGGCTTCACGAACTGCAACACATATAGGTCGCTGGCAATTATTGTGGCAAGTATGAATTCCATCCAATTCCATTTTCTTGCGCTCCGCTTTACGTCCTGCGTCATAAGCAAATTGAGCAAAGCTATCTATCTCCTCGGTGTAAAACCCATCGCTGCACCAAATGTCTCCGTCCTTATCAACTTCACCCAACCCTACGGCTTTCGCTATGCGGATAATGTCATCTCTGTTCATACCTTCCCTTTCTTCTTGGCTCTGCATCTCGCTTGCCTTTGCGCTTGGGTCATAGCGCGACGGGGTTTATCTTTCTTAAAGCCGATCTCGTACACAGGAGTGGTGTCCCTACCCTTCGAGTCCTGTCGCCAATTACACACATGGATGATCTCGTACTGCTTGAACGTGCGCATCAGCCTCTGCGCTGTCACTATGTGTAGTCCGGTCTCGTCAGCAATGTCATACGCTGTTACAGGACGGGCTAATAACATCTGCATCACCCTTGCGTACGTGTCCTGATTAACCTTGTTCACAGCTTGTGTCCCCGTATCTCGCGGCAACGCTTGTGCTCTTCAGGTGTTACGTCCGGACTGATCTCCGCTACTGTGCAGATATTGTGTCTTACCGGAGGCGGCTTCACGTTGACTAGCACAATGAAGTACAGCGTGAACATCGCAATGACAGCATAGAACCCAACGGCTGCGGCTTCAAGCGGTTTCATTTGATCGCCCCCGGATAGTAAGAGTTCATCAACTCTTTGTAGTCAAAGTAATCCTTGAAGCAGTCTTTCATTTGTACCTGCTCTGGACTAACAAACTGCACCGTGTCGTTGTAAGTAAAGACTGTCTTAGGGATTGACGCCGTGCCGAGAGAAAAGTCTTTGCCCTTGTCTGTCACGCGCCAGATACCCGAGTGCTTGTTCTTTGACTTGGCATCTACGGGCTTGCGCTCAACCAATCCCCACCACTTTAAAGTCGGCAACTGATTCGAGCGCACTAGCCAGCGAGGGGCTTTCAGTGGAACATCTACCCAGCCATCTTTATCTGATGGCGCTTGAGTCAGCCACAGCAGTGACGTAGCCATTGTCTTGTTGATGTTGCGGCCATAAATCTTTCCCCACCTGTCGCAGGTCGGGCAGTGGCCGCCGTCACCTTTGATTGTCTTCTGCCACTGTTCGCGGAATGATGTCATAGTTTTTCCCTTTCTCTACCACAGCGCCGTGCCGTGGGTCTCGGTTGTAGGTTTAACTTCTTTGTGCTTGGCCTTGGTTATCAACTTCCAGCCTTGCTGAATAAACTTCTCAGCCTCGTATCTGTCCCAGAATTTTCGAAACAACTTACCTTCCTCATCGTAGACTTCGTACCTCATCAAATCCTCCTCTGACAGTTGTATGCCTGAATCTCTACACGAAACGCGCCAGCGAACTTGCAGTCGGATGCGATGCGGCTCTCAGCTTGTATCTGCCCTATGCTCATGCCAATGAAGAACAAGACCACAGCAATGAGAGACTTAGCCCACACGTTATTAATCCATTCCCACACACGCTTGAAACTGACGCTCTCAATAATCATAATCATCCTCAATGTAATAGCTTGATACTCTGTCTTCATTCTTGCGCCTTACTTCAACCTTCTGCATCTTTAAGGTCACGACATCAGCGGGTTTGTATATGCCCCTAGGGTCGGGGAGTGGCTTCGGTTTAGCAGGTCTACCTACGGGCACACTTTCAACAACTGATTCGATGGTGACGAAATTACTGCCACATGCTTTGCACTTGCGATGACGCTTAACTTCTTTATCTAATTGGACTGTTGTGGACACGCTGCTGCCAGCACTGCATTTAGGGCACTGCATATTGATATACCTCGGAAAAACAACGGTTCAGGGCAACCTGAACCGTCATACAGATCAGATGTGTGCGGAAAGAATCTCACGCTCCAGATACCACTTAGCTTTCTGCAAGTCTTCTATGCGATTGCCTTTGTGGTCGGCTCGTGTAATGTACTTCACCACGTTGCCCAAGTTATAGCCCAGACCTTTAGCTTCAATGAAGTCAATAGTCTCGATGCCACCTGTGGTGTAGTGTGGCGGGTTGTTTACAAGATCGACTTCCTTGCCTTTGGTGATGTTGTAAATATCTGTACCACTCAACAGCCGTGTCTTAGGACGCAGCGGGGAACCTGCAATAGTCAGGTCGATCACGCTGTCCTTCTGCTCTTGCCGCATCTTCCAACGAACAGAGTAAACAGTTTTAGGTGACGCGCCGGTTGCCTTCACCACGGCCTTCGTCTTTGCATTAGGATTCTGCATCAAGAATTTTCTTACGCTCATTCCGTTTTTCATGATCACTTACCCTCTCTGTTTTTCTTAAAAAGATAGTCCTCCCGATACTCACTAGGGGGAACCCACCCATACTTACGCCATACCTTCTGCACATCAGCACCAGCTACCCACTTAAAATTATCTAATGGGTTTATGTGGTATTGTTGCTCTACGTCAGGGACTAACAACTTCTCTTGTCCTACTACTTTGAATTTCAGCATTGATTAACTCCTCTAACTGATGGACGTTCTCCTCATCAATGAGCAACGCTACGCCGCCACTCTTGCGTATATCGTCCATGTTTTTTAACTGAAGGGCAGTCGGCTTGCCCCCATTCGCTTTGTACTCCACTGCAACAAAAAACCCCTGATAGCAAGCTATATCATCAGGGACACCCGAACGCCCGTAACCACCAGAGAAC